TAGGCCATATGGTGTTTACGAGAAAGTGGTTCTTGGTGTTGATCTCTTCTGATTTGTAGTATCGTTTCATAACGAATCCTTCTCTTGATTATACCTAATAGTACCATACGAAATAGGTTTTGTCAAGAGGAAAATGAGCTATTAATGTGTATAACAAAAAAGGGAAGCATTTCTACTTCCCTTTCTTTATTCCTTATGCGGCAATATTCAGTGCTTTATCAATTTCCATAAAGTCAGTTACCTTACTTTTCTTCTTCTTCTTTGGAGCACTAGCAATTACCTTCTCATATGGAATCAACTTACCACCATCTTCGTCATGTTCACCCTTTATCTGTGGAATACACCCTTCGATTGTCCAAGGACGATACTCTGGAATGTTACCTTCGATGAACGGGGCAAGGACGGGCATCATGACTCTTACCAAACTAAAGCAGTTCTGATAAGCAGTCTCTATTGCTTCAACAAAGGTTTTAGTGTTCTTCTTGATATCGGAAGGTTTGCGCTTCTTGCTATAGAGGATAATTTTCACTGGGTCAGTGCGTTGTATCTTCAGACACGCAGGAATAATAGCGTCTGCCATAAGACGGTCTGCATATCGCTTGTTATCTACACACACAATGAATAGATTTTTATCTAAAAAGTGTCCAGATACAGGGTCTTTCACTTTGTAACCATTATTTTGTACCCATTTCTCTGCAATTGGGGAATCCATAAATGTAGTTAGGTCATACTTTGCATTCCCCCACTCAACAATCTTATTGAGGATTTCTTTTTGAGTGTTTGCTGCTATAAACCGCTTCTTATAATTCATGCGGTCTTCTAACCAAGCTAGTACAGAATCACTATCTCCATCGATGATCTCCCTTTTGATAAAATCTACACCTGTCATAATGTAGTCACTTTTCTTATTAGACCGTACACTGCCAACTAGGTCATTTGCGTTCTGTCCTGCTTCTACGCGGCACTGGTACACTCCTTCATCAGTGAGTTCTCCGTCTGCCTTGTACACTGCAATGGGAATAAATTTAACACCACGCTCAATCGCACCACAAACACGGCGGCGCCCATTGATTATGTTACTTGCTTCAATATCCCCATCATCATTTTCCATAAACTGTGGCGGTGGGCCCTGTTCAGTATCCCAATCATTACGAGTATAGGAATCTTGCATCTCCTGACTCGCTTCTTCTTCTCCATCATCGAAACGAAGCGCCCACTGTTCCAGTTCTTTGTAAAAATTACATAAAACGGTGTATTGACTGACATCCAAAATAGTGATATACTGGAATTTAAATCCCGTAAACTCTGGCATTACTGTCTCTGAATAGTTTGTGAGGTCAATTGTAAAATTTTCATCATTGAATGATGGAATTCGGGTATCTCCGATAAATCGGTTCTTCATTGTATTTCTCCTGTTGCACCGCTGAAATTAGCGTTGTGCGTGTATTCCCTATTCTGATATCAGAACGATTGCCGAAGCAAGGAAACGTAGTGTATTATATAGGTGTTTTATTTTATTTTCTCATATGATTCCTTTAATTTCTTGTTAGAGACATCCCATTTCAATGACATATCCATTTTGTTTACCTTATTATATACCATCTCCATGTCAGCTGACATATCATTCCAGAATGGTTTGAGTGCAGTTTTAGCAGAGGTTCTCATTGCACCATGACACATCCCCCTAACTCCAACCTTTGCGACCTTTGCACAGGCAGTTACAAATTTACTGAAAGGGGATTGTATGTCATAACATCCTGTGGGAGATAAAACCCAATCAGCACAAGGTAACTTACCATCATATTTTAATTGTGAAGATAACCCCTCATGTATAATATAATTCATGAGCATAGGAAATTTTTTGATTTCCAACTCTAATTTATTAATGATTACTTTTGTTGATTCTCTAATATGAGTGTTCTCATCCTCTACAGAAGTATTCTTAATTGTCTCATATAATTTGTCTATAAACCCATCGTGCATACCATCTTTTTTACTATCAAAATGAGTAGGTTTCAGCGGCCGAGTCACAACCTTTCCAATTACATCAGAAATTGATTTAATGTGTGGGTCTAGAGAAGAAAGGTCTGCTGTTGGATAGTCTTCTTTATACTTTGATATTGATGTATTAAATATACCGTTAAATTCTTCTTTATTTTGAGCACTAGAGATAACGAAATCGGTATTCATCTTTATAGAAAATCCAGATGTGTCACCATTACTTATTAATACAATGTCTGATTTGGCAGATTTAACACCGTACAAAGGTGATGGTATTTCTTCATCATTTGCATTGTATCCATCGTCCCAAACTTTACCATCAAACATAGTGTTCAATTGAATAACTGCATTTGCAACTTGAGTAAGATGTGATTTTTTAATATTAACAAACTTATCGTTAGACTTCATAAGTTCAATACTCTCATTCACAGACATAACTTTACCTTTCGACAGTAGGGCAAGATTAAGTACATAATTTTCAAAGTCTTTGGTATCTTTTTGAGCAGTCATATCGAATCATCCTCTCTCGATTATTACTAATAGTACCACATGGAATAGGTTTTGTCAAGTTGCAATTATGTCACACTTATTTTATAATTGTATCATCTACGATTACGGAAGCTTCTGTCTCTATCCATACACGAGCACCGCAACTCAAAGGTTTATCAGGGGAATAAATGACTGTAGAAGGGCCCTCAATGGACACAGCATGACCGTAGGTGTTGCTCTTGCTTGTCTTGCACGTAATAACAGGGTTACGTTCTCCTGTTTTTTTATTCTTTCTTATTATGTGCATATTGATGTGTATACGTTTTTTCACCACAAACCCATAAGCATCTTGCTATCTTCGCTTACCATATCCGTTGAGAATGGTGGATCAAAAACAAGTTCACGCTCTACGTTGATTACACCATCGACGCTCTTGATTGCATCCGTGATATCTTGACAAATTTTATCTGCAAATGGACACATCATACTCGTAAGTGTGTGGCGGCACACCACATCCCCAGCTTCTGAAACTTCCAACTCATATATGAGTCCAAGATCATATACATTGATACTCTCCATCTCAGGATCATAGACCGTTTGTAGTGCTGCAATCACAGACTTCTTTAAGCCTTCACTGTAGCTTACTTCTATGATTTCACTCTGTTCTATATCATCATTCATTTTAATGCAATAGCTCCTATAAACATATGGTTCTGCCAGAATGATTGTATAGTCTTGAAACCTACATCACTCAACATACCCTCTATCTCATTCCATGAGTTGGGCTTCAGCATATTCTTGAGTGTGAGTTCTTTTGTCATGATATCCTCATAGTCAAATGATGTTCTCTTATACTCATAATATGTCGTTCTTATCATGTTCTCTATGCGACTATGTGTTGTATCAATCTTCTCTGCAAATATAAATGCACCACCAACATTCAATCCATTGTATATACCCTGCAATACATCCTTACGACAAGAATATGGCATGAACTGTAAAGTGAATAGAGATGTAACCAGAGAGCAATTATTGAATGTGTAGTTTCTTATGTCATCTTTTATAAACTCGACATTGTAGCCTTTCAAATCTTTTGCTCGTTCTTCTAAATCACCAAAGAAACCTTCTGCAACCTCTACACCAACATAGTTTGCATCAGGACACGCTGATTCATTATGTTTTAGTATACGAGAAGTTAGTTTACCTGTAGAGCAACCTATGTCAACTACATTCGTATCTGCCTCAACAAAATACCTTGAAAGACTCACTACATCATCCAATAGGTTACTATAACCTCTTATTGACATATCAATGTGATCATCAAATCCTTCTTGCCTATGTGCAAATGTAAAATCAGCCATTATATTTCTCCAATACGTTTGTGTATACTGCCGAAGCAATTCTTTCCATCATACGAGGTGGCACCATACGACCACACCGCTCTGCCTTTTGATTCCACTTACCAGTAAGAATGAAATCGTCAGGTAAACTCATTATACGCTTTAATTCACCCAATGTCAACTTCCTTGGTTCTTTCCAATGAAATGCACCAGCTGTTGTATCTGCACTACCCATAGCAGTAATAGTGGGAGCTGGTGCATACTGTGATAATCTTTTAAGATTGAAGTGATGACCCTTGGGATGATAATCTCCACCAGTAAGAACCTTCTCAGGGTCAATAGGCATCTTACTACCTGTCTGCTTCCAGTAGGCGGTCTTGGTAAATTTCTCTGTGAGATACTTCACCTCTTCATCATCATACTCTAGGTCAACCATAACATCTTTAACAGGAATAACATCTGTATCTGGCTCAGGAAATATTTGAGATATGTTCATACAATTGTATCCAGTAGCAGCTGCAACGTCATCACGAACAGCGATAAATATAACCCTTGTCCTAGTCTGTGATACACCATAGTAGCGACTATCTAACACTTGAGCGCATACTTCATATCCAATCTTCTCAAACGTATTGAGTATCTTGTTGAAGTATTCCTTAGCCTCACCTATAGTAAGACCCTTGACATTCTCTGCAATAATTACTTTTGGTTTAATCTCTTCGGCAACACGCAAAAACTCAAAGAACAGGTCTTCTATATTCTCTACTGTCTTGCCATCAGAGTAATTCTTGGTTTGACCCCATCCATCAGAGTGCTTACCAGAAACCTTTTCCATTGTCACATTACCAAATAAATCTGTCCGTTCCTCTTCATATACGTTATGTGACAATTTACCTGCCACACTGAACGCTGAGCAAGGTGGTGAGCCGTCCAATATATCAATCTCACCCTCAACTACACCTGCTGCATCTAGAAAATCTTTACCAGACAATTCTTTAATGTCGCCCGGTAGTATCACAGTATCAGGATAATTCTCTGCATATGTCTTCTGTGCCTCTTCAACAAACTCATTAATGACAAGAACCTTACCACCAGCTAGTCTATAACCAGTGGAAGAACCACCACCACCAGCAAAGGTGGAGATGACTCTAAACTTATTTTGTGCAGATGCATCATATACATCCTGTAACTTATATGGTTTGTAACTCATACAAAAAACTCCTCTAAAGTATTTGTATTATTTAGCACGTTCCAATCTCTACAAATATCCATCACTCTTGTTCTTCTCTTAAAGTTTATTTCTTTGTTATCAATTAATGTTTCAAACAAGCTTACTATACCAGATTCTATCTGTAAATTCAAGTGCCTTTTTACATTTTTTACTAATTTAAATTGAGCAAACGCATCTCTTACATGATGCTTTTGATGTGGTTTGTTCAACTCATCCCAGCTCTTGCTGTAGAAAAATTGTTTCACTCTATCGTCAAGGTATGGTGTAACAAATATTTTTCCATGCTCATCAGATATTTTCTTGTGCCAATTATAACCTGCTCGCATATCAGGCCTAAAATAATTATCTCTAAACTCATCAAAGAGCTCTTGTGTGTGTTTGTAATTTAATATAGCCTTCTTACTAATTCCGTAGAAACCATCAGCAGCCCATCCAGAAATTACATATTTTTCTTGTATTAAAGGGTAGACATACAGGAATGGGTAACAACATTCGTAATGGCTCTTCTTTTTACAGAACTTAGACAACCTATGAAAGTCTTCTATCAAATTACCTGTTGGTATTACAACACCAGTAAATTTCCAACCAAACTGTTGAGCTACTTCTTTTGCCTTTTCAAAATCATATGAAGTTTCAGTGTCCAATCTAAACGAATACGCATGAATACTCTTACCTAAGTCAGCAGCTGCAAATGCGACACTCAAACTGTCAACGCCGCCAGATAGCAAGACGGCAATCTCACTATCTGGCACGTTGTTTTTTATATGGTCTGCTAGAAGTTTACCAATCATTTATTAAGCAGCATCTTTCATTTCTTTATATTCGTTTACTGACATTGTTTTCATGTCAATGTTATATTCTTTTCGTACCATTGCAAGGTTTGAATATACAGTTGGATTTCCATTGATATACGCATCAATGTGTGCAGCGTGAGCATCATCCCAAGATAGGCGATCTCCATCAATTGCACAACGAAAATTCTGTTCAGACAGCTTTTGTTCCTTTTCAAATTTTGTGAAAGCACGCTTCTTGTCCAGAGGAGTAATAACTTTTTCAATATCAAATTCTTGCAACAGATACTTTATAGTTTGAACAGTTTTCTTAGTATCACCAGGCGCACCCAAATATTTAATAAATGCATCTTGAACATTGATGGCACGCTCTTCCCAAGGTAAGTCAACTGGAATGGCTGCATACTTACCTTTGTTGTTAGAAATAACATCAAATGCTTTCTTGAAAGATTCGTAAAATGCGTCCATATCTTTAATTGTAAACTTCTTATATGTATCTTGCAAATAAAACCAAACATAAGACAACATCTTAAATTCTCGCATGGAAAGTCCCTTTGAAAAGATGCCTTTGCGTACAACTGCCATCTTGCGTAGAAAGTTCAAGTGTGCTTTACACTTTTCTTCTAGTGCAGAAACGTCAATCGTTTCGTCATTATACATATCTTCTAAATTAAAATCATCTGCTCCACACAAATATTCGTCTTGTGTATAACAATATACAATACGAGCAAACATCAAATCATGAATCAAGCGCTTGTTTGAAAAATCAAGATAACGTGGTGAAGTTTCTGCCATCTCAAACAACTGGTGCTCAGAGTTAGCAATCTGTGGAACAACACGAACAGTCTCACGAATGTAATTTGCAACAGGAATGTTACCGTATGAATTAAGCATCTCAATAAAGTTTACATCTGTTGATGTATTTAAATCACGAAAGATTTTACCTTTCATAAAAATTGTAAGTGGTTCATAAATACAAAAATGAAGTTCTGTTTCCAAAAATGCTTTCTGTTCTTTTTTAGTCAACTGGTCAAAAAGTTTGCCGCGAACAGGAAACTGATTATCAACGTAAGCAAACACAAAACGCTTGCGGTGGCCACCGTCTAAAGATTCCATTTCAAATTCAAACTCATATAGTTCTGTATCAGAAATTTTTACAAGAGTAATAGTTCCAAAAAATTGGCCATCAAGAATAGAGCCAATGATTCCTTGTGCCTTTGGGCCATATAGTGCATCACCTTGTGTCACAGGGAGGCGTTGACCTACTGGTTGACAATCTATCTTTGCATAAAAAGCATCTACATATTGTTTGATTGTTTTTTTAATTATTTGGTATTTCATAAAGTAATATCTTTCGTTGTTTTCATCATCATTATCTTTATAATAACAGGCGTATTAGGGTTTGTCAACAACTAATTTGGCCATTTAGCTAAAAAAGTCCTCTAAACTGCCTTGTGTCCCATAACTATTGTCAATCAACCAATTCATCTTCTCAGTAATAAATCGTATCGGTTCTACGAATGACTTTGTAAATTGTAGCTCATAGTCAATTCTGTCTCGTATGTCAAGTTCCTTTGGAAAGAAAGTTATAAAAGAAAATGCACTGGATGTATAGATGTTAGGCTGTTTCATATTCACAAACTTTACCTTATCACCCTCTTGAATGTAGGGATACTTACCAGACAGTTTATTTTCTTTCACCAAATGATTATACAATATTGCACCCTTAACGTGCATGGGAGCGCCTTTACCAAATAAACTGGATTCTCCTGTGAACTTCTGCACACCATTACAGCTACGAGGAAATGCAATCTCTTCTGGTGATAACGTCATGAACTCTTCCCTAAACTCTTGTATAAAGGTATTTAGCATCTTTTCATCACCGTTTATTATAATCTTCAATGCTTCCTTAATTTTCTCTCTGCATGGTGCAGGCGTTGAGCTTTTGACTGCTTCGATTCCCATAATTTTTAATTTGGGTTCACTATACCTTACACCCTCACTATCGTGAACATTAAGAATGTATCTCTTCTTTGCAGTCCATATACCCTTGTCAGCGATAACCTCACGGGCCATGATCATCTTTTGTTCATACGCCCCGACAGTATCAGCAAGTGATTGATAAGATTTGTTAATGAATGGTTCAATTTTAGTAGTGGCAATTTTATCCAGAAAATTGACGATGGACTCTGTAGAAGGATTTCTGTCTTTAAAAGATTTAGATACAAGCGTATCAAAAGATATGTATACGCTGTCCGTATCACTTGCAATAACATAATCTTCCTCTTCAGTTCCAACAATCTTGTTGAGATAGATGTTAAGAGCCTTCTCAATCCATCGTATAGATAACTGACCGCTAGAAGTAATTGCTGTAGCGACCATAAGATCGAAATACCTAAACCAATTATTCCCAATAGCACCATACGCACTATTAAGGGATATCTTTTTTGCCATTTGAATGTTGTTATACCGTGAGATATCCTTGAGAAGGCTTGGTTTCTTAGTGTCCTCATACTCCTGTTGAGCTTGTAACATAAGCTTTTTATATTTGACACGATCATTATACATATTCTCCATAATCTCTGGAAGGAAACCTCGTTTGTCCTTCCTAAAAAATGCACCGTTTGGCGTCATGCTGTATTCAGTGTCATTTCTAACTTTACCATCCAGAATCTTATCAACCAACCCCTCTTGTTTATTACTGGGCAGCAATGTCTCTGGTGATATATTGTATTGCATTATAAGGTGAGGATACAAAGAGTTAAGGTCAAAAGACATAATCCATTTGTGCATACCTACCTGTGGGTCTTTTACATATGCACCCTCAAACTGTTCTGCTTTCTTAGCGTTTCTCTTTTGTGGTATGACTATGTTTCTTTCTCTTAGATAATTGTATATAAGAACATCCCAATAACGAACAGAACCAAGAACATCTACGTGATTAACCTTACCGTCATAGGCCATAGTTAAGCATAGTTCAATCAGTTTCATCTTATCTTCAAGCTTGTCAACAATCTCAACGTCTTGAATATTGTATTCGATAAACGATTGGAAATCTTTTTGATACCATTCACTAAATGTGTCATAGGGATTGCCATCTTTACTCTCACCCAGTTCTACCTTCGCAATATGGTCAAGGCGATAGGACTCTTGTGCTTGATAGGTAAACTTACGATACAGGTCAAAATAATCTAGAGCAGCAACACCTTGTATGTTATATGTCTGGTGATTGCGTCCCATCTTAAACACTTCTCTTTCTTGGACACTACCCCAAGGAGATAGACGTTTCAGCTCATCCTCACCAAATAGTTTGATGATACGATTGCAGAGATAGGGGATGTCAAAGAACTCTGTATTCCAGCCCGTGATAATGTCTGGCTGATGCTTCTCCCAGAATATAAGAAACTCTTTGAACAGATGGACTTCACTCTCGCACTCAATGTAAGTTACATCTTCACGATCTGTTTCAAATTTACCAATACCCCACACCACAATCTTTTTGTTCTGGTGATTCTTGATTGTGATTGAGAGCATCTCTTCTTCTGCCTCAGTAGGTGAAGGAAATCCATTCTCACACTGCACCTCAATATCAATCGTGACCATTAGAAGTTTATCTAAATCCCATTTAACATCACCCTTGTAAGTGTCAGCGATATAGTTATATGCAAACTGTGTGTTACCATACACCAGCTCAGGTTGATTCTTGTGACTACTAACCCAATCCTTTGCTTCCTTGATAGAATCAAATTCAGTGGGCAATACAGAAACACCGTCCAGCGTTTTATACCCTGTCTCTTTGCCAGGCACAGGAGAGTATAGTGTTGGACGATATTTGACTTTGAAGTTTTGACGTTCACCGTTGACAACAGCTCGCACAAAAAGTTGGTTGCCCCATTGGAGCACGTTTGTATAAAAGTTCATATTAAGACTATACCAGTATGTGTGTTAAATGTCAAGAGACATATTGACTTATATCGATAATAACTTCTAATATATGTAAAGCTATTTCTATTAGAAGGAGTATTATAATTAATTTATATTTCTCCAAGATGCCTTCTCACTTCTGGCAATTCTGTTATTAAATCTTCTATCTCAGAGTTATTGGGTATATAATACGGCCCAAAGTATTGATTGATATCAATTTTAGTCCCATCTGGTGCTATCAGATAGTGCCACATCTTAGCATTATTACCGTCTGGTTCTATTTCTTTTTCACCAGAATAAGCCCATGTTCCCATATCTGTCCACATTGGTGGGATAGTTATAAATACATCTCTTAATGTCATACTGTCCAACCCTCACCAAAGTCTGTCTTGTCAAAGATAGGTTCTGCAAACTTATCTATCTCTTTTGTCTGATTACTATCTGCAAGGCCTTGTTGTTCTTC